CTTTAGCTTCAACTAATAGAGATTCAATTTTTTCAAAAATTTCTTGTGTGTTCATATATTTTTTTATTTAATTATTAATTCATGTCTGTTTCTTGTCCTACAATATGGACACGAGTATAAAAAGTAATAGTATTTCCAATCTGATCAATAAGTTTTTCATCACCTAATGCTTTAGCTCCGCCTAAAGCAGTTTTTAAAGCATCTAAAATATCATCTGGGTTTCCTTCTGGGGTATCTTCTGTTGGTGTTTCCTCAGTTGGTATTTCCTCAGTTTCAGTATCCACTTCTACATCTACTTCTTCTTCTTTTTTATCTTTTTTAGCCTCAGCTAATACCATTTCTCTAATCATGTTTTTAAAATCTGATTTAGAGATGGATGTGATATTTTCTTCTAATGACTCGGTTATTAAACCCGCTATTTTTTGCATTCGTGTAAATTGGTTTTCCATAATTTATATTTTATTATATGTATGTCAAGATTTTTTCTCATTTTGATAATATAAATAACTTGATAGGAGGGAACCAATAACTCCTATTTTTTGGCGGATAAATATCCACTCATCTTTTGTGAATTTATGTGGTTTTTTAGTAAATGAAACAGATAATACACCGATAAATTTATCATCTAAATCATGCAAAGCCCAAGTATACCATGATTTTACATCATGTTCTTTTATCATACTAGATAATCCAAATTCATCATCTTGGGTACAGTCAAGTAAAGCTACTTCCCCGTCTTTATGGAGTTTAGATACAATTTTAGAAAATAATGATACTGGGATATTCTGGAAAGTGTTTTGGATTGAGGGAGTCTCTGAAGAGACTTTTTCATAAAAAATAGAGAATTTCTGGATTGATCTGCCTGTAGGATAAAAATGTCCTCCGTTATGGAATTGAGCTAGCCATACTCTATCACATTCAAGTTCATCCATTATTATGTCTAGTTGATTATCTATCCGCTCATTGAACTCAATAGCTGCTGTTAGTTCAGAGGTTTTTTTATCTTTTTTCTGTAGACGATTTCTGGCCCATTCTAAGGCTATAGGTCCGATAACAGCAGTTATAAATGCTACAAGTACAGTAATAATTCCAGTTGTCATTTTTTTAATGAATTTAAATAGTTAATGGTTTCATCTAGATTTTCAATAACCTTTTTACTAGAACCACCAACCCAACTTTCTACATCACCCTGTTCTGTGATAAATGAGCTATTTGAATCATCAACTTGGTCTTTAACCCAATCCCTAAAATTAACTATGACATTTTCAATTTCTGAATTATGTATTTGTTTATAGTATTCTTCCCAGGCTCCTATTCTTCTAAGTTCTGTTTCAAATTCTATAACACAATCAAAACATTTTTTATGTATATTAAAATATTCTTTATCAAAACGTTTTTTCATTAAATTATTACATGAGGGGCAAAACAAAGGTGTTAGATATGCTTTCTTAGCTTTATCTAACTTAGTTATATTTTGTTTAATACCATTTTTAATAGTCCATTTTTTTCCGTTTTCTTCCCATGTATCTCCTTCTTCATGATGTTGGACTGCCTTAGTATAGCCTATTTGTACACCTGTTTTATCTCCGTATTTTTTAGTGACTAGGTTTCTTAACCTGGCTATGTCTTTTTCTTTGAACTGTTTATTTAAAATATTTTCAGCCATAACTTAATCTAATTTAGGTACTGTTTGTATATGTAATATATATTTTTCTCTTACATTATCAAACAAATTATACGGAACATTCATTGATTTAGGATCATTTTCCCAATAGTAATCCCATTCTTGTCTACGTTTTGGTTTAATCACTTGCAACTTAATAGTACTATTTCGTTTAATATACATTGTATGATACCGTAAGTCAATTAATTTAAGTGAACTATCCCACGGTGTAATAAAGAGTAATCCATTATATTTAGCTGCTACACTTAACCAATTATACAAACTGTCAATGTTGGTATTTAGTACAACTGTAGTTTGAGTTGTTTCTTGTATTTTTTCTCGTTGGGCAGCAAATACTCTGTTAATCTCATCTGCTTGAGATTTTAACATGATAACTACTGTGTCCCCTCTTAATACCTTAGTTATCGGATATTGCGCCGATAGTGAATTTTTTGCCGGGAATGGTGTCGTCATTAATACGCTTACGAACAGGAGCTGGAGGGGTAATAGCTTCTTGAACGATTGAATCAAGTTGGTGAATTTGTTCATCTTTCTGTTGGATTACTTGTTTGAGTTCTTTTGTAGTCGCAACCAAAGTATCATTTGCATGTTTGATCTCTTCGTTTTCTTGAATAACTTCAGATACAGTTTCTACTGTGACCTGGTGTTTATGTCCTATATGACTTAATTGACCTAATACTAAAGCTAAACCTCCACCTAGAAGACCTAGCATTGCTGTACCTTTACCTATTTTCATTTTTTACGAGTTGTTGTACGTGAACGGGTTGTTGTACGTTTAGGAGTTACTTCCTCTAAAATGATATCTTTTAGATCACGAAGTGCTTCGGTATTATTATCAATACTAGTTTTTAGGTGCTGTTGATCTCCACGAATGTATTCAGTCATCTCTTTCTGGAGAGCATCAACTTGATTTTTTAGTGTATCTTCTGATTGTAGTTGGCGTTTTAACATAAACCACAATGCTGAGCCTAAACCAAGTGTGATTACACCTAGTGCTCCGTATTGTGATAGTGTCTCAAATACACCTAACGATTCTGCTTGTAGTAGTACCATTTAAGTAAAAAATTTAGTTCAATTATATGTATGTATTAAAGACCTAAACTTTTTAGTTTTTGTATAGTTTCTTCAGCTGATTTATGGAGTATACCTATTCCTCCTTTATTTTCCCATTCTATGATAGTATCAGGCCTATCATCAATTAAAATAGCATTGGGTTTAGAGTAATCTTGTTTATTAGCTCGTGATGCTAATATAAGTTTAGCACCAGGAATATGTTTTTTTACCCATAGTCTTTTTCCTAACCTAGATTCATTATTACGGGAAGGAGCTGAGAGTAATGTTGGTTTATATTTTTTGATATATTCCCATAGTTGTTTTCCATCTTGCATCCATGGAATCCCTACCCAAAATCTTACTCCGATTATATTATCTATGAATCTCCAGAACTGTTCAATACCATATATTTGTTCATACCGATCAGGACTCATTTGGGTTAATTCCATAAATCTTTTATCAAAGTCAGCAATAACTCCATCCATATCACAGTATATGACATAATTTTGAGATTGTTCTTCTAGTCCTTGAGCTAATTCCCGGGCATATTGATTTATACCAAATGGGTCTTTATTTTTCTTTTCATTTAAACTATCAGTCCAATTTCTAAATGTCATTGTGCCTTTCAAATTAGCTTCTTTTTCTAAATTATTTATATGATCGTCTTCTAGAGTATTTGTAGTAGAAATATCACCTAATCTACCTTCAATATTTTGCATGTGATGAATCATTTCATGGGAAAAAGAACGCACAATATCTTTAGGATGACGTCCATAAGTATATACTACAATTATTTTTTTATTTGGGTCATAATGAGCAGTCTTGCCTAAGAAATTTTCCGCGTTGGATACATCATCATCTATAAACTTAACTGATGGTAGAGGTTTAATATTGAATCCTTTTTCAATCATATGCTGAGTTAATTCAGCGCATTTTTGCATTACATCAATAGAGGGTATAGTATTTTCATTTAATTTCTTATACCCTGATCCATATGGAGATGACTTACCTTTATGATTAGGGGCCACATTTTCTTGAGTATCATTTAAAATATTATCTACTATGATTCTATTTTCTTCTCTAAAAACATTAAAATCAGATGGGACTACATTAGTGATAAATGAAGTATAATAATCCACTCTATCAAATTCTTCCGCCTCCTTTATCAAACTTGAACTAGTAATATCTATAATTTTTTCAATATCTTGATCGGAGATATCGGACGGAAAGTAAGTTATTATCTCAGATTTATCACCAGATTTTAGTGCTTGTCTTGCTTTAGTACCACTAATATTGGATATAGGGGTAATTATGTTAGTGGCAGTTATATTAGGGTATTTTTCAATTGTTTTTGTACGATTTACAAAATCTTTTAAATCATCTTCATTTCCTTGTCTCCCTCCTATAATCCATATGATATTTTCATCTGGATTTTCTTTTGAATAATCAAACACAGATTTAATAGGAGAAGGGACAGGGATAACTTCCATATTGACTGGAAGATATTTTTTGTAAATGTTCCATATTTGGACTGCTTGGTCTTGGGTAATTCCATCTCTAGTACCTGAACCTACAAATATGATATATTTATTTACTTGAGGATATTTTTCTAAAGATTGTTTAACTACTGCTAAATGACCTTTAGTAGGAGGTTTAAATCCTCCTCCATATATTAAAGTTGTATTATCTTTTAATATTTCATTAACTAATATATATGATATTTTATTCATTTATTGAAGAATAATTTAATTTTGGATTGGGCTTGTTCCTTAGATAAAGAGGACTGGATGATTTCTTTAGTTATATTTGAAAGGAGAAGATTTTGAGTATCAGAATATAATTGTTCAATTTTTTCTATTTCTTTATCTGTTTTAGGTTTAGAATCTGTTGGTCTAAAAGGATCAACATATGTTTGTAAAATATCTTCAATATCCTTTATATTTTCTTTTTCTCCAGTATTTGATACCGATATAAAATTATTACCAAACATTTGTTTATATGTATTGAAGTTTTTAGTCACTTCATTCCATGTTCTTAAAACTATATTTGGATTTAAACTTCTATCTTGTCCTTTGGATTTGATAAATCTTTCTTGATTACGTGTTAATGATGTTGTTAAATCAGTATAAACATATAACATCATAACCTCATACCCTGCTGATTCTAATTGAGATTTAAGTTCAGAAGTTTGCTTAGAGGAGGCTGATGTTCCATCTAGGATAAAAGACTCACGGTTGGAAATAATGTTAGGGAGTTGCTCTTTTTTTAACTTTTGAGTGGCTTGAGCCATGGCTTGAGCATATTTACTCCTATCATCAGCATCTGCTTGTTTTTGGTCTAGAGTAAAACCCATTTCTTTAGATAATGCTATAATAGTATCATCAACATTAAGAGTTTTTATATTATCTAAACCTAAATTATTTAGAATAGAACCCTTTCCAGCCCCAGGAGCACCTGCTAATAGCAATGCTTTGGGGCTAGATTGGATTTCTTTTAATAAATCAGTTAGTTTAATCATTTATTTTATTATACGTATTCATTACTTATTCAGCATTTGGAGCTTCATCTCTTAAATATTCAACACGATTATAAGTACCTAAACTAAAATATAATTTATTCATATTCCCTCCTCGACGGTTTTTATTAAACATTAAATAACGTTCTCCTTCAGAAGACAATTTCATACTAAACATTCCAGTGGTCATATGTTTTAATTTATTTGAGCCCACAAATGTTCCTGATTTTGTAACTTGCTGGATGATTAAGAATGAGGTGTTTTTGTTAGCTTGATTTTTGCCCAAATTATGTTCCTCAAATAATTGCAATAAACGTGTTTGATTACTTTTATTAGTACCTCCAAAATAGTCAGTATATACATCTGAAATTTCAGCCATTGAGTCCACCAATACTACATCATATCCATCTTTTAATGCTTCACGCAATACTAAATCTGGATTTACTTCAGAATAATCTGACATGAATAAAATTTCTAAATCACCAAATTTTGGGTATCTTTTAACATAACCATACAAATCAATAGCGTTCATTTCTCCAGAGATAAATAAACATTTAATACCATTAGCTTGTAAATTAGCTAACATATCTAAAAGTAATGTTGATTTTCCTACCCCTGGATCTCCAGTTCCAATATAATTAGTACCTCTCATTAAACCGCCATCACTAGAAAAGAATTCATCTAGTTTTGTGTTAGTAACCATAGGTGTGAACAACTCTTTACTAAAATTTAGAGAGTTCATTTTGGTTGTTTTTACTTTAAAAGTAACATTAGCATTTTTAACGGGGCGTCCTTTTTTTACTGTATTCATAACTGTTTTTATTTCTTATATAAATATAAGAACAATATTTCAGGTAGCCAAACTTGCTTGAAGGTAAGATACAAAGTCTTGTGACACTTCTTTATTTTTGATTATACTAGATATTTCATGAATATTTACTTGAGATATTTTAGTCTCAGTAATAAGATTTTTTAATGGAATTAACATAGATTCAGCCAGTATTCCAAATTCAGGATCATCTCCATAATCCTCCATATCATTTAAATATAATGTGATATACTCGTTTAATTTATCTCTTGATATGTTCATAGATCAATGATTTAATATATTTGACAATTTCGTTTAACTTTTTAATTTGACTATTTAGCCAACTTAATCTTTCACCCATTCTTTTTCCATCCATAGGAGTTTCAATATTTTCCTCAGGGATATATTCTTTTAAAGGTTTCATATATTCTGCACCAGTTAAGAAAACAAATTTATCAGAGGAAGGATTTATACCTGAAGATTTCATCTGTTTTATTACTTCTGCTCCCCATGTCTTTTTTTCATCACTTTTCATAGTTTTAAGAGTTAAATCATAGGGTTCTAACTCTTTATTCATAGGAACAAGATGATATTTGGCTGATAAAATAAACATTTTATCTGGTTTTAAAGATTTACCATACTCCATAGTTTTCTGAAACATAGGAGAAGGTGAGTAAAGTTGATATGCTGGGGATTTTTTATCTAGCTTAGATTTAGTACAGCTTAAAAGGACTATTCTTGACATTTTATTATATATATGCTAGAAACCTCTTGTAATAGCTTCAGCTACATAAATACCATGAGCTCCACTTACTGTAATTCCTCTAGCACTTAATGCATCTCCTACAAAATGAACATTAGGATATTCTGTCAAAGATAGATTATTATAATTAACAAGAGGTTCAGGACTTAAATATTTTACTTCAGGCATATAAATACCCCAATCATCTCCTATCTCAGGAAATACTATTTGTAGATTTGTAATAAAATCTTCAATATATTGGGCATACTCTTCTCCTAATGCATCAAATAAAGGATCCATTGTATCAACTTGAATGGCTGATACTGTATTACCCTCTGAAGTTAAGGCTGGTTTACGAGTGCGGTTTGGTGAATAGTAGGTTCCAGTACCATTGATTTGGAGTTTTTTAACTGCTTCTCTTGACCATTCAAATGGGTTTTCAATACCTTTAATTTCCATCAAAATACCAAAATTGGTCATATCGTTTCGGAATTCTTCACCTTTTTTAGCATGTCCATTGTAACTGATATCACCATAAGTTTCTTCCACAGCAACATAAGCAGCGTTATTGTTAGTACAGAATGAGCGTAAACTTACATTATCAAATTTTTGATATAGTTTAAAGTCATAACTAATGTCAATTAGTTTTTGAAAGTATTTTTGTGGTGCCTCGTACCTAACCCCAATTTGGACTGATTTTGGTTCTGTAGGTAATTTATATTTAGTGGATAACTGTTGAGCAAAATCAATACCTGATTTACCTGCTCCAAATATTAAAGAATCGTAAAATATCTGTCCTCCAGTGAACCATACAGAACATGTTCTAAAATTAACATCTAGAACCTCGGTTTCCCATATAAATTTAACTCCTCTATCAATTAAATATTGATACCAATTTTTAGCAATTTCATGCAAATAATTTGAACCAATATGCCATACTGGGAATAAACGTAGTCCAAAATATGGTTTAATAAATTCAGGTTCTTCTTGTGGGTCAGACATAAAGATTTCCTCTGGTTTAGGATGGAAACGAGTGAAATTATCCACAACTTCTTTCATTAACTCCATGGCTTTTTCCTCACCACAATATTTTGAAAGTTGACCTCCAATAGCAGTATGGTATGTTAGTTTACCATCACTCCATCCTCCTGCTCCTAGCATACCTGTCATAACTTCCTCAGGTTTACGTTTGAAGGGATCACTTCCTTTATCAATAATAGTGATAAGACCTCCAGAGTATCCTTTATCTATTAATTTAGTGGCAGCATTAATGCCTGCTACTCCTGCTCCAATAATTACAATTTTCTTATTATTCATACTTGATTATGTTTAACTATTAAATATAATAAATTTTGTTTAAAGAGCCAAATAAAAGTGGCTCCAATCTTTCGATCGGAGCCACAGCTTCCATAATTTTTTTCTCTTGTTAGAGCGCCTGGCTATGAATCAGGCTGTAAAAAATCATTTATACGTTATATATTTCCCTGTATATCAGTTTATTATAATTTAGAGAGATCCTACTAGTTCTTGATGTTTTTTAATTACATCCTTAGCCATTTGAACTACAACCGGATTGTACTCTGGGGTATTTTTAAAATTTTTCTCATACTTAATTAAATAATTAGTAAGTATGTTAATTACTTCTTTATGTTCCTCAGGGGTAAGTTTTGGATACATACCATGGTTTGGATCTTCACCTATATCTACGGAAGTTCCTGTACTAAGGTCATGCCATGCCATCCCAAAGGGGTGTATAGCGCTTGGATGAAATGTTCCAACAAGAGATGGTTTTATACTCTCATTAACAATTCCTGCTAGTTTTTGCATTCTGCGGAATTCTTCGTTTAAAATTTGTTTTTTCATAGTTTAAATATTTAAAATATTATTTTATTATATATATATTAAAGATAAATAAAAAATATTATTAAGACAAATTTCTTTTTACCTCAGTAGGAAAAGATATAAAAACTGGTTCTGGGGTTGGGTTCTCTAAATCAAATAGTTTTTTAACGGTTTTAAATATATCTAAATTTTCTTCATATGAACGATCTGATTGAACTATTTCCCAGCCTTTACCTTGCATTTTTTCTTTATTGAATCTACGTTTAGAGGATTTTAACCATAATATTCCATAATTGTCAATATCTTTTCCAAAACATTCCTCATAACATTTCTTATATATTGCTGTTTGAAGATCATAAGTTAAATGAAGATGATTAGATGTTTTAAAATCTATCAACCATCTTTTACCATCAATTTCACATACAAGATCACAAGTACCTGCTACTTTTATTTCATCTGTAAATAGATGAACCTCGGTTTCAATTAATACAGGATTGTATGTTTCCCAAAACTCAACAAAACGTAAAAACATTTGCCATACCTCTGTTGAGTATTTTGGATTTCCTTTTTCATTTAAAAAATTTAAAGTATTTCCCTCTAAATATTTTTCTATCAAACTATGGACTTGAGTACCTTCTTCTCCTGCCTGTTTTACAATATGTTCAGAGGCATATCCTACTTTCTTTAACCAATCCTCAAAATGTCTTCCTTTAGGATAATACTGTAGAACATAAGTTATAGAAGGATAATACTGTCCATTTCTTTTATAATACCTAGAATCAGGTAAAGTAATTTGTTTATGGTCATCAGATATCTCCAATAAACGTTTGTATGATTTTTTGAATGTACTCATAGTAATTGCATTTTTTTCTCTAATAATCTAGAGAATGTTAAGGGTTTGGCGTTATGTAGAAGGCGAGTAAACTGGATAAATCCAATTTCACCTGGGTCTTTTTCTTCTAAGTCAATTAAAAATACTTGTTTTCCTTCATTTATAAGGGTTTCACAAAACTCTAATGCTTTTTTCATAGCATCTTTATCTAAGGCTATATATATTTTTTTAACTTTAGATTCCACTAATTTAGTCATTAATTTAGGAGTAATGTTTTTACCTAATAAAGGAACAGCGTTTCGTTTTATAGCTAAAGCATCAAAAGGTCCCTCACATAAAATAATAGGTTGGTCCCAATTTATAAAAAATTCAAAAGGAATAATATCTCTGGAAGTATCAGGATTTTTATATTTTAATTTTGAATTATTAAATGACCTAGATGTGAAATAGTTTAGGTTTCCTTTTTCATCATATGAGGGAATAACAATGGAATTAGCGTATTCTCCTGTCTCGCAATATCCTATATCATATTTTATGATGTCTTGTAGAGTCACGCCTCGTTTCCGCAAATAAACCATGGCATGACGGTATATGATGGAAGATGAATGTTTATATAAAGGGATATATTCTTTAGGTAATGTTAATGAAGTTTTATTTAGTTGTTCTTGTATTTGTCTTGTTTTAGGTAAAAGGGAGGATATCTCCTCTTGTATGTTTTGGGGAACTTTTAAATTTTTAGATAATTTAGTAAGTTTAGTACCTTTATTTCCACATACCCAACAAGCATATTTCTGGAAGTGAGTTGAGTTTTGGTCAAAACAAATTTCAAATTTAGGCTTATGATGATTACAAAACGGGCAATGATATGAATAATTGCCCCGAGAGGTAGGTTTCCCTACTCCTAAGATTGAATTAAAAACATTTACAAGCAGTTCATTTACCATACATTTATCATGATAATGAAAAATATTTAGATAGCCAAATTATCTTACCATAAAGTCAACAGTGAAAAACTTCCCTAAAATATTACTATTCAGATATTTTTTAGGTTGTTCTAAAACTCCAAATGCAAACATGTATTTACATTCATAATATGTTAAGAGTTTTTTATCATAAACTAGCTGAAGGATTTCTCGAGTAAACTCATTTTGTCTCCCCTCTTTAATAGAGGCCTTAATGGAGGTTTCTGAACCATAGTATGTTTTCCAGTCCGATTCTTTAAATACATGTTTAAAAGAAGACTTACGGCCGGGGCCTGATTGTTCAGCTAATTCTTTTTTGGTTAATTTCTTTTTAACTTTATGTTGTAGGGCTTTTTTTCCTACATAAGCTATCCCTGAAGGGATATGAGTTGTAATATAGATAAAACCGTAGGGAGTTGGTTGTCCAAAATCCTCTACACAACTAATTTGTTTTCCTTTATATAACCACATGTTTATCTGTCTAAATTTACTAGTATATTTATGTCTGTTGTACTATCTATTTTTAGGGGTTGGGATAATTTAGCAACAGCTAGTAGATTTTGGCTATCATCATACATTCCAATAGTTGTAAGATAAGGAGTAAAATCTGAACCTGTTGCAAAACTATATATAGCTCCTTCTGAACCTGATAGAAGTGAAGGATTTAATGAGAAATTAAATTCATTTTCTCTTATATTTACTCTATATTGGGTTTCATATAAGGTTATAGAAGAGGAAAAAGAACAGGTCATGTTTGATGCTGCATTTAATCCATAAATAACCTGATTATATAAAGTAGTAGAGGATAATGAGGCAGTCAACATTGTAACTATACCATGTTCATAAAATATATTACCTACAATTTCATTTACAATATTAATACCACTTGCTTGAGCATTTAATAATATATTACCTTCTCCATCATCAGTTAAAGTATAGGTTCCTGCTGGTGGGTTATTAGGTATAGTAGGTGGTGGTTTTGGTATTACCGTTTCATATATAAATGAGTTTGGTACTATATATTCCCCGTATAGTCTTGAAGGTACAGATAATATAAAGAATCTATCTGTAGGTATTTGATTAAATAATCTTGGATATGTAACTGAGGTTTGAGCAAAATTTTCTCTAGTTGGTCCTGAGTATGCTCCTACTAATCTATCCCCTTCAGAATCAACCCCAGGTACTAATTGAGCTAATGAACCTGCATCTCCATAACTTGAACTTAAAAAATTGGAATAATACAGGTGTTTTACTGATTCATATAATAACGCAGAATATTGTTGGCCTGTTGAAGTACCCGTTAGATTCGCTGAATTAGGGTCAAATAAAACACTAGACGATATTGCCCTATATGTTTCGATACCTATTGGTTCAGATGCACTACCAGAAAGTTCTAGTCTCCCCTTAAAAGTAAAGCCTTTGCTTACTTTAAAAGGAGAAACTATTACATCTTGGGTTGTGAACTGCTTATAGGCACTCATTAAAAGTCTAATTTACATCTGATTAGTGCTTCTTTTGTGAAGTCTTTCAATAATGGTCTTGATAATTTAGCTACAGCTAATAACTCATTATTGTCATTATATAACCCCACTGTTGTAATATATGTTTGAGGGGCATTAATAAATAATGGATATATGACTTCACCTGTTGAGCCCGATATATAGCTTGGGTTCGTTGAATAATTAAATTCTGAACTTCTTGGGCGAATAAACACATAATCAGAGGTAATAGTTTCTTCACTATTTAAACGGAATGAGCGAGCACTTGTTCCATTAATAGAGTTAAATAATGCACGATTGTTCAAACCATCAGAGTTAACTGAGTAAGAAGGAACAAGTTGGATTGATTCGCTAATAGCGGTTGGGTGTAATAAGATAGTACCAATATCAGGTAAGAACCAACCGTAAGATCCTTTAGATGGGCTGTATCCAGAGGCGTTAGAACCTGTATAAACTGTACCTACTGAACCCGATACAATTTGGAATACTCTTCCCGCCTCATTAAATGTCTGAGAGGTTGTGGTTGTTGAGTTTTCAGTTAATGATAATGTTCCTCCACTACCTGATAATAGTAAGGTAAATGAACCTAAAAATAGTTTTTCTTTATATCTTGCTCTGTCAATAGATATAACCCATAGATCATCAGAGGTAGTTCCTCCAAATGAAAAGTCTGTGTTTTCATCCCCTATTACTAAGTTTTGGTATTGACCAAAAATAGTTTTAGTAGGTGAGTTTTCTGGGACTACTGAGTTATATAGAGCACTTCCACTTCCGTATTTATTTCCATATGCTATGGCAAATTGGATAGCGGCATTATCTAAGGTTGAACCTGTTTGATAAATATTCAGGTAATAATCTCCTGTTGAACTAGCTTCTTGGACAGATGAAGTAAAAAATGTTGTTAATATGGGTGATTCTGTACTCCATGCTGTTGCAGAGATAGCATCACTGCTTACAACAAAATCATCTGGGTCTAATCTTTTAAATGACATAGTATTTTATTTTAGGAAATTTTAGTAATTTGAACTGGGATTGTTAAACGGGCACCACTGTCTCTACCTATTACAGTTAATGTAGCATACAAGGCTGTATTAGTTCCAAATAAAGTATTTACCGTAGTGGCTCTTATATTAATTGTAGTACCTACTACTGTTTTAGAAATATTAGTACCAATAGTTTGAGTTACATTAAGAGCATTTGCTGCCTCAGTATCAATACCTACACCATTGAATGTATTAAATAATCTAACATCAGAAATAATAGCTGTGTATCCTGATGATTCAAAATTATTACCACCAGTATAATTTAGGGTTTGTGGAGTAATAGAAAGTGATGCTCCTTGTTTCAAGACAATAGAAGTATATCCTAAGTCAATAACAGGAAGTTTAGCTGTTCCTCTAGGCAAAGTGGCTAATTTGTATTTTAACATTTGTGTTTCTTGAGGGAATGCTTCAAGTAAAGGCATATTTTGGATAGCTTCTCCATAATATGCTGAACCTGATGGGTGAGAAGGATTATATAAAGTATAATCTACTTCATCATCCGCTAATGAAAATTGAGTAATACGAAAAGAACCATCGTTCCTTGCTAGTAACTCTCTACCTTTAGTTGTCAAGATAGCATCTACTGTTACTGTTTGATTTGATAAATATCCCATAGTTATATTATTGTTTTATTATATGTATTATATGACATTGTCTCTTTTCAATTTTTCTTGAATTTTGTCTATATTATTTTCTAG